ATGCGCAAGCTGGTTTTGGCGTGCGTCACCACCGCACTGGTTTTCCTGACCGGGTGCATGACTTCCGAGGATCGCCCTGTGCGTGTGACCGTACAGGGCAACTTCGGGGGGAGTTCGATCACTATATATACTCAGAAGCAAGCGGACTACACCATCGAAGAAACCGACACCGAATACACCGTAACGGTGACGATGCCGAAGCCAATAAACTAGACGGGATTCCCGCCTTATCCGGGTGTAGCGCAGTTGGTAGCGCACATGCTTTGGGAGCATGGGGCCGTGGGTTCGAGTCCCACCACTCGGGCCAGCACCAGTAGCGCAATCGGTAGCGCACCGCTTTCGTAGTGCGGAGGTTGGAGGTTCGACACCTCTCTGGTGCTCCATGCTGGTGTAGCTCAGTTGGTAGAGCAGTTGATTTGTATTCAACCGGTCGGGGGTTCAAGTCCGTCCACCAGCTCCAAACAGGGGTGTAGCCAAGCGGCAAGGCACGAGGCTTTGACCCTCGTATCGTCGGTTCGAATCCGGCCACCCCTGCCAAAATAGGAGGGAATATGGCAGAATACAAACTTTCACAACAATCCATTGAAGTGATAGAGCGCGCCCTTTCCAAAGGAAATGAAGTGAAGCTCTCCGCATGGAATAATAAAATAAAAGTGATGTCCATACGCACAAAGTTGGAACACATTCAGGCACCCGACAAAAGTTGTTGCAATTTGAGTGGAAAAGCGGTAAAATAAGAAATAATAAGATACCTGTGCCAAATTGACGGCATAGAGGGGCCATTTGGGGCCGCTGTTGACTGTATAATGCAGTTGACAGTGGTCCCTTTTTTGTTTGTGCTGGAGGTGAGCCAGTGGCGCTATATCAACCGACCAATATTTTCCCGTCTTCCTTCGCGGGCGTGGGTGGCGGCGTGGTGGATGTGACGCAGTCTCTCACCGTATCGTGGCAGGTCAACGGCTCCTCAGCCATGACCGCCTATCAAATCAAAATCTACGAAAACACTACCGCCTCCAAACTCGTCTACAACAGCGATCGTGTAAACCTACAGCACCCCTTCTACGGTATGACCTCCACAGGTGATGTGAACTACTTCCAGGTCACCATCCCTGCAAATCGGCTGACCAACCTGTCCAACGGCTTCTCCAGCGGGTACAAGATGCTGATCACACAATGGTGGAACGGCGGTTCCATTCAGCAGTTATCCCCCTCCTTTTTCCTGACACGGACAAATCCGGCTGTGACCGTCAGTGTACCGGCCACCGTCACATCACGGAGTGTGACCTTCACCGGCTCCTATACCCAGGCCCAAGGCGACACCCTGGACTGGTTCCGGTGGGAATTGGCCCTCCAGGACGACCCGGAAAGCCCGATTGAGGACAGCGGGTACATCTACGGCACCGAGGACATCCAAGTCACCTACGATGGTCTATTCACCAATACAGCCTATTCCGTGCGGCTGACCATCCAGACAGAGAACGGCGTACAGGCTACTACCGGCTGGCAAAACTTCACGGCACAGTATGACGTGTCCGATATGAAAGGCTATGTGGATGCCTGTGTATCCCCGCTGGAAGGTGTAATTATCCAGTGGCCCCGCATCTCTTATATCAACGGAAAGCCGTCCGGGCCTCATCAGTTGACCGGCGGACAGCTCAGATTGCCCGCAGGGTCAAGCATTACCTGGGACGAGCGAAATGGGGAGCCGATGAACATCCCTACACCCTGGTCGCTTGCATGGTCGGGCATCGTACCTTTGACTGGCACTTCTCCTGTCTGGCGGATCACCGGGGATGGACATACATTGTCCCTCTCCATTGAGCCGCACTTGATTTCTCTGATCCTGGACGGTGCGGTGCTGGCCTCTGTGGAGATACCCCACCTTTTGGTGGACTATACAATCCGCATGGTACTAACGCCCCGTGAACTCCACATGTATTATCCGGTGCAGGAAGGCGGGCTTTATCCATCTTCCGTCCTTTTCCCATCCGCCACGCTCTATCCTATGGGCGGGGATGTATCCTGGGAGCGGTTCACCTATCCGCTGACGTGGGTCCAACCGGATATCGAATCTATCACCCTATATGGAGAACAGCGGTGTGACTACATCATGGTCAGCGGCGGTGAGGTTTCCGGCGCTTTGCTGGGAGACCTGTTGACCAACTTCGAGTTTGAACCGAGCTGGACACTGGACACCTGGTTTTTGGCAATCTTCAACGGAACCGGCATCAATGGCGGCAACATTACTCCGTCCGGCGACAGCATCACCGGCGCAGCAGTCTACCGGCTGAAAAAGGGTGACCGGCGACTGCAACTGGTAGCGAATGTGGGTATCGGCAGTTCCACATTGGTGGATGAGGGGTTCCGCAATCAATCCACCTATACCTACTATGTGTTCGTGTTGGGGACAAATACTTATGTATCTGCCCCGCTGATCTCCAACCCGGTCACACCTATGTTCTGGAACTGGACCGTGCTGGACTGCTCGGTAGATTCCAACGGAACATACCATCTGGAGGAAGCGCACCTGTTTCGCAACAGTGTAAGCACGGACAGTATCAGCAACAACAATGCCCCATCCATGCTTCAAAATTTCACACCCTACCCGCTGAGACAGCCATCCTCCTACAACTTCAAATCTTCTACCCTGACCGGCTACATCGGACGGCTGGACATGAAACTGAATCAGTACATCGACACAGTGGATATGGCAGAGGCCCTTTATAACCTGTCTGTCAGCAACAATCCCAAGTTCCTGCGGGACAGGAAGGGTAATCTCTGGCGCATCCAAACCAATGCTGCCGTGTCTATGCAGACCGGGGACACGATGGTCCCCCAGCCCTACTTCGGTTCTTTCCCGTGGGCTGAGGTGGGAGCGGCGGACGGCATCTCCATCATCTGCCAGCCGGGTGACGGGGCGTGGGACAGCACCACCGGGCAGGAGCCGGACAGTGGCGAGACCGTGACCAAAATCGTTGTGACTGCCCCATTCGGGTCTACCGTAACCCTGACCAATGGGCAGGAGAGCTATACAGAAGTCTGCTACGGCTACATCACCTACCAGCCCGCCACGCCGGGCGATTGGACGGTGACGGCTATGCGGGATGGCTCGTCGGCCAGCGAGACCATCACCATGGCAGAGGGCGTGACATACTACGTGGGGCTTGTCATCACGGAGGTCTACGCCACACTTATTATTGCCGCTCCATCTGGTACCGTCATCACAGTATCCCAGGGGAGCGAGTTCGAGGAAACAAAAGTAGTCCCGTAGTGCGGACAGGAAGGAGGATTCTTTTTCATGGCACAGGTAGAGTTTCAAGTCCCCGGCCCCGGCACCTACATCATCGAAGCCGCCCCGTCCCTGCCTCCCCTGTCTCAACCGGGCACGGCAGCGGACGTGTTGACGGGCGAACAATTCTATGGTGAGGACGGGAACCCTGTCACGGGCACGATGCCGGATAACCCCGCCGAGGCCGTGATCATCCAGGGCGGCGGTTCCTACACCATCCCCAAGGGCTACCACACGGGCAAAGGCACCGTGACCAGCGAGGGAACAGAACTACCCACGCTGGCCAACCCCGCCAACGCTGGAGAAATTATCTCCGGCAAGCAGTCCATCGGACAGAACGGCGAAACCCTGACTGGTACAATGCCCAACAACGGGGCCGTGAGCAAGGACTTGACCGCCGGGGAGAAGTACATCATCCCGGCTGGTTATCACAACGGGCAGGGCAAGGTGACTGCCCCAACTGTTGCAAGCGAGACCCCCGGCACAGCAGAAGCCGTTGACATTCTCTCTGGGAAAACTGCATGGGTCAATGGGGAGCAGATCACAGGAAGCATTCCAACCAAGACCGCAGAAGATGTGACGATTCAAGGCGCATCCGTGAGCGTCCCCAGTGGCTACTACGGCCCCAACATTGCAAAGGCAATTCCCACGGTAGAACAGACCGTTCCCACCATTTCTGTCAGCCCAGAGGGCCTTATCACTGCCCAAGCCCAGCAGACAGAGGGATTCGTGGCGGGCGGAACAAAGTCTGCCACGAACCAACTCCCTGTGCAGGGAGCTCAGACGATCACGCCCAGCACCACGGCTCAAACCATCCAGCCCAACGTGTACCTCACCGGGGCGCAGACTATCCAGGGGGATGAGAACCTTGTTCCTGGGAACATCAAGGAGGACGTGTCCATCTTCGGCGTGACGGGGACTTATGCGGGAAGCGGCGGTGATTTCGCTGTTCCGCTCACCGTAACCGTGGATAGCGGGGCAACTGTTACAGCGGTGAATGGAGATACGACGTTGACAGCAACATCTGTTAATAGGCAAGCAAAATTTGTTTTGACTAGCGGGGGAAACTGGAACATCACCGCCAGCTTGGACGGTCGTGTTGGGCAAACCTCCATTGCAGTTGAATCCGCGTACTCCGCCTCTATTACGCTGCCAAGCGCAGATCCAGTATTTGGCGTAGCGTGGGACAAAAATGATCCGTCCACCACATTGACTCGCCTGACCCCCAGTACCGACCCAAACACCTATGTGACTGGAACCATTGCAGGAGAACCATCCCCGGCGGTGGGAACAGGAGATGGAAGTTCACCTTTTGATAGTTATATGCCATGGAGCGGTATGTATGTTTGCAATCTGTCGGTGAACGGTGTGGAAACTGCAAAGAAGGGAGAACCGGGCTTCTCTTACTCTAACTCTGATGTGATGGTCTATATTCCAGTATTTTATTACCATGTGGAGGATATCGGAAATGTCAGATATTTCTATATTACTGCTGACGAAAGAGCTGGTTTTGAATTGCACCCCGGTTCTGGAAAATACATTGCCCGATATAACACGATTGATGGATACAATTCCCAATCCGGTGCCACCCCACTTGTCAATGTGACACGGGAGACAGTACGCACTAATTCCCGCGCAAAGGGAACCGGATGGGACGGATATGACTACATGACATGGTGCGCTGTATGGCTCCTGTACCTTGTAGAGTTTGCCGATTGGAACAGCCAATCGGTCATCGGGGCTGGAATTACAAGCGCAAGTGGCGCACAAAATACCGGCGGTACAGACTCCATGACCTACCACACCGGAAGGGCCGCAGGGACAGACAGCCTCTCCGCAGTCCAGTACAGGGGGATTGAGAATCTATGGGACAACGTTTATGAGTGGATCGACGGCATCAATTTTGACGGACGAGTCGCCTATATCTGCACCAATCCGGCCAACTATGCCGATGACACCACCAGCAATTATACTGCTACTGGCGTGACGCTCTGCTCCAGCGGCTGGATCAAGGATCTGGGCCTCAGCAACAATTTCTCCTGGTCCTTCCTCCCGGATGCCGATGGAGGAAGCGAGACTACCTATATCCCGGATTACATATACTCGGGCTCCAGTTGGCGGGTTCTCTATGTCGGGGGCTCTTGGAATAGTCGCTTGTATGCCGGGCTCTTTTGCTTCTATGCTGGCTTCTCATCGTCGACCTCGAACAGCACCATCGGTACGCGGCTCATTTTCCGCCCCTAATGGGGGATCTGGGGCTGCCCTCCGGAACTCCGAAGGTTTACCCATGGCCGCAAGCCGGGGACAGATTACCAGCGATGAGGCAAGCAGGATTCTGAACATCTGAACAGAAAAAGCCGCCCCCTTTTGGGGGGCGGCAGGAATAGACAAAACGCGGCGCATGTGGTATGCTAGGATCGGCGCTGCAATAACGGCAGGCGGTTAGCCACACCCTCCGAAAGGGGGTGAGGCCCTATGCGGATCACATTACATATCGGGCGGTTTACCGTTACGATTATTGTGAAAAGCAGAAACCGCCACCCTGGCCGGTGACGGTTTCCATTTGGAAATTTAGTTAACTGCTTGGGCTAACCGCTTGTTGCAGCGCCTTTCTACCTCTATTATACCATCCCGCTTCGGTTTGTCAACGACGAATCGAGTGCGGGATTTTTGTTTTCCTGCCCAGCAGAAAGGAGGGAGCGCCCCATGCCAGCGCCTACACCACAACGCTATCTGCAATACCTCTCCGCTGTGCGCGGGGAGTTCACCAAGCTGGCCCGACTAGATTTTCTGCAACCGGACGGTTCCCTAGCCTTTTCCATTGACAACAACCCACACAATCCCCGTTCCGGGGCATTCATTCAGGAGGGAGAGTTGTCGGTTAACCTACAAAATGGGATGCGGCGGCAAGCATCTGTAACACTCTCTAACCTGGACGGGGCCTATGACTACAACGTGAACAGGGTCTGGTTTGGACAGCAGATCAGGTTGATGGAGGGCCTTGTTCTGCCCGACGGGACAGACTTCTATCTACCCCAAGGCGTGTTTTACGTCAAAGACCCGGAGGAAACCTTTCTGCCCAACCAGCGCCTTGCCCGGTACAATCTAGTTGACAAGTGGGCATATCTGGACGGGACGCTGTTCGGCAACTTAGAGGGTTGGGCACTCATTGAAATCAATGAGGATATCTTCAACGCCATTTCCCAACTGCTTCTACGGGATAGAGGAAACGGACAGCCTATCGATAACATGGCCCCAATCTTCACGACCTACTATAATGACAAGACGGTAAAATTGACGGACGGACGCATAGTCCCATGGACAAACACGCCATACACGGCCCGGTTTGACAACCGAAGCAACACCCTTTCTACCCTCTTGTTGGAGATGAACAAGATGCTGGTTGGGTGGATTGGGTACGACCAAGCGGGACACCTGCGGGTGGATGCCGCCTATGAGGACATATCGGATGCAGACAAGCCAATCCAGTGGGAGTTCTCCCCCCAGCAGGTGGATTTCCTAGGAGCGACTTATGCCGTCAAGAACACAGAGGTATTCAATGATATTATCGTCAACGGTGTGGCGCTGAATGGCAACCACGTCCCCTCCGGGCGGGCGATAAATCAAGATCCGTCCTCTGACACCAACATAGATCTTATGGGCCTGCGCACAAAGGTCTTCGAGGAAACCTGCTACTACGCCGATGAACAATGTCAAGAACTCGCGGAGTGGTATTTGAAGCAGAACTCTGTTCTGAAAAAGTCTGTGACCATTCAGTCCTCCCAGTTGTTTCATCTGGTAGAAAATGAATTAGTAACTATTACCCGGACGGACAAGCCGGGGAGTCCGGTAGAGCGGCATCTGGTCACTGGCTTTTCCCGGCCTATCGCACAGAACGGGCAGATGACTATTGACTGCACCAGCGTGAACGACTTCCCGGCGGCTTCCCCTTATCCCCTGCCCTCTACACTTGTTTATGCAACCATTGCCTGTGACGTGCGGGCGGGGGCCGTCGTGACCTGCTCACTAAGCGGCACCACTCTGAGGGGCGTATCAAATGGACTGGTAACGTTTCAGCTCCCGGTGGATGGATACGGAAAGTGGGAGCTGGAGGGCACCTATAAGCCTGAAAGTGGAGCACAGGAAACGGCCAGCACAACGGTTTCTGTGGGCAGTCCGGGGCTTTATAATGCAACACTAAAGTTTCCAAGCGAGGTGAGCACATGACGTTCATTGGAGTTGACCCTGGAAAGAAAGGCTCACTGGCCCTGCTAGAAAATGGGGCCGTATCCATCTTTCCCTTTGACGAGGACACCTGCATAGAAGTGTTGGGCAAGGTAGCCCCCCATACCTCCATCTGCTGTCTGGAACACGTCGGGTCTATGCCTGGGCAGGGAGTCACCTCTATGTTTCACTTTGGGGAAAACTTCGGCTTTATCCAAGGCGTGCTCAGGGCCTACAAGATTCCTTTTGAACTGGTACGTCCTCAGAAATGGAAGAAAGAGTTTTCTATCACCGGGGACAAGAACAGTTCCATTCAGGTATGCAAGCGGCTGTTCCCCGACGTGCGGCTGTTCAGGACGGCCAGATGTACAAAAGAGGATGATAATATGGCAGAGGCAGTTCTGTTGTCCGAATATGCCCGCCGCAAACTAGGGGTGGCACAATGCGAAAACGCAAGCTGAACGCACAAAATGAGGCCCTTGCCGTGTGGCGGGCCTTGGAACCGCAAATCGTGGAGGCTGTGCGTCGGGAAACCGCCGATTGTGTGCGGCAAAAGAAGCTGACGGTGGTGACCGCCCCCAACGGCACCACTATGGGCGTGATGCAACCGAATGACAGTACCATCTTCGAAATCCCCTACGTCTCCACCCTTGCCAATGTGCCCGTGGGGACTATGGTGCTGGTTCAATATTTTTACGGGATGTCAAACATGATAGCCGTCTCATTAGGGGACGGAACACAGCCGGAAGGAGTGTGACTTTATGCCCATTAAAGACGGAAAATATAAAAACCCTAATTGGGTCAACGGCGGCCCTCCAGCTATTGACGCCGATGAGCTGAACGCCATTTCTAACACTTTAGAAAGGTTGGACGCCATGGAATGGCATGATACGAGTGACGCAACAGCAACAGCCGAGCAAATTCTAGCACCCTATACAGCTTATACCGCAGAAGGAAAAGTAACTGGAACCATACAAACAGTCAGTAGGGCAGTTCCTTCAATATCTGTGAACGAGACAGGTCTTATTACTGCAACTTCTAATCAGGATGATGGGTATGTGGAAGGCGGGCTAGAAAGCGCCACAGAACAGATTCCAACACGTGGAGCTCAGACCATTACTCCGGGCACCACGGCTCAAACCATCCAGCCCAACGTGTACCTCACCGGGGCGCAGACTATCCAAGGGGATGAAAACCTTGTTCCGGGGAACATCAAGGAGAACGTGTCCATCTTCGGCGTGACAGGGACTTATGAAGGCGCATTGTTACCCTCTCTCTCCAGCCCAGGGGACGCTCCCGACCTCCTTTCTGGCAAACAACTCATTGATGAAAGTGGGGACATTGTAAACGGAAGTATGGCAAATCAAGGGGCCATTTCCCGCAATCTTGACGCCGGTGCCTCGTATACCATTCCTTCTGGATACCACAACGGAAGCGGAACTGTGACGGCAAACTCTTTGGCCAGCCAAACCGCTGGAACCGCTACGGCCTCTGATATTGCCTCCGGCGAAACTGCGTGGGTGAACGGCGTAAAAATCACAGGAACAGCAACAGGGACATCTATCCAAAGTGCTACCGTCAAAGTGTTGGACTTGGCTGGAACAAATTTGGATGTTGCTTTTACAAGGAACTATACAAATAGTTTAGAGGCATATGTTGAAACGAACATTAGAGCACAAGGCACTGGATATACTTGCTATCCGGCTGTTGGAAGTATATTAATACTAACTATTCAAACCAGTGGGCTTCCCATACCATCTATAAGTGGGTCAACAACCCTTGTTGATGTTACTTCACAGATGGTAGTCTCTACGGCAACAAGTGTCGTAAGGATATATAGGGTTGTCGCGCCTTATAATGCCACTATTACAGTTACGAGATAAGAAAGAAGGTGCCCCATGCCACCGAACTGTGTACGAGAACCCACACAGGACTGCATCGGCTACGCCGAAGCACAAATCCTTAAGCACCAAATCGAGGAACTGGTCAAAAAGCAGGAGGCTGACCGTGAGAATAACCGCAAAGACCATAAGGAGTTCTATGAACGCCTTGAGTTTGGTGAAAAGGCGCAGGCCGTCACACAGAACCAGCTTGCCCAAATCCTCGATGATACCAGCGAAATCAAAACAGACCTGAAAGACAGCAGGAAAGAACTTACCACCGCTATCGAGAAGCAGAATCAAGCCATCACCGACTTGCAGATGAAGCCCGCCCACAAATGGGACATGCTAGGCAAAGAAGTGCTCAAACTAGTCATTGCTCTGGTATTCGGTATCGTGGCCGCCGCCATTGGATTGGGGGCATTCAAATGACAGAGTTGAGTATCCTTCTGGTTGCCATTCTGATGCTTGTGGCCGCCCTTATAGCGGCTATGGTGTACATGGCGAAGAAGGTGGGCGGGAAGGGAGAAAAAGAACTCCGCTCCGTGACCAGGCTCCTGTTCCTCACGACACAAATTGCCGCCCTGGTTTGGGTATCGGTATCCTACCTGATTGCCCTGTACGCCACCGTTCAGCTTGGACAGCCCTTCCCTATTGTTGAACTTTCCCAGCAGGCAATCACGACCATATTAGGTGTGAATGTTCTGAAAGTGGTGGAGAACATCTTTGAACACAACGACGGGCCTGTGTTTGGAACCTGCCAGAAAAAACAGCAGGACACAGACTGAAAATCAACGGAAATCTGCTAAAGATGTTAAGAACCCGCCGCAACAAGTGAAGGGAAAAGTAAAATCATAACCAGAAACGCAACAAAAAAGTTAAGAAAGGAAGGTACATACTATGACCGACATTACTCCTATCATCCAGGCCGTTATCACTCTGGCCGTGGCCCTTATCACCGCCTTTGCCGTGCCTTGGCTCAAAAAGAAGATCGGCGCGGAGAACATGGACGAGTTCTTGAAATGGGTCGAGATTGCCGTGGCTGCTGCCGAACAACTCTACGATTCCCTTGATGGAGACGCCAAGAAAGCCTATGTGGTACAGTTCCTCACTTCCAAGGGCTTCAAGGTGGACACCGAGGCCCTGGACAATGCCATCGAGGCCGCCGTGCTCAAGCTCCACAATGAGCTGTACAGGCAGGCGAAGGAAGTGGAGGCGCTGGGCAATGGCAACTGAGCAGGAGCTTAGGCAAAGTGTTGTCTCCATCATGCAGGGCTGGATTGGCTGGTCTGAGGCCAACGGCAAGCACAAGAAAATCATCGACCTGTATAACACCCAGAAACCCCTCCCGAGGGGCTACAAGGTAAAGTACACCGACGAGTGGTGTGCCGCCACAGTCACCGCCGCCGGGATGCAGGCGGGGCTGTCCGACATTATCTTGGGCGAGTGTTCCTGCTCTCGCATGATCGCGCTGTACAAGGCTAAAGGGCGCTGGATGGAGGACGACGCTTACCGGCCCGACATCGGGGACATCCTCATGTACTGCTGGAAGGACGGGGACAACTATGCCACCACCGACCAGACCGCCAATCCCAACCATGTGGGCTTTGTCGGGGCGGTCAACAGCAACACCATGACCATCTATGAGGGCAACAAGGGCGAGGCCGTGGCGACCCGTACCGTGCCCATCAATGGCCGCTATATCCGGGGCTACTGCCTGCCGGATTATGCCAGTAAGGCGACCACCATCAAAACCGAAGCCGAGGAGGACGACGATATGGACATCTCTAAACTGACCGACGCTGACATTGAGGCCCTTGCTGCCCGGCTGGACACTGTGCTCTCCAAAAAGGAGCCGTCTGACTGGTCTAAGGAGGCCCGGATCTGGGCCGAGGGTCAAAACATCATCTCCGGCGATCAGGCCGGGAACAAGAAATACAAGAAGCCAGCCACCCGTGAGGAACTGGTGCAGATCCTTTACAACATCGAGAATCCGTCTTGAACAGAAGTGGCCCCCGGTCTCCTATGCGAGGCCGGGGGTCGTTTCCAGTATCCCTTCAAACACCTTTCTGGTTTCCGCCGCAATCTCCGTCTGCGGTTTGAGCATCTGGGCATATCGCTGTGTCATGTCCAGGCTGGAGTGTCCCAAGAGCATTTGTAGCTCTTTCGGGTTCATTCCAGAGGAAACCAGCATTGAGGCACAGGTATGTCGCAGAGAGTGGGGGGTGATATCCTCCCTTCCGGTCATGGCCTCCACATAGCTCTTTATACCATAGATAGCTGTTATTCGAGACAGGGGTTTGAAGCCGCCTCCTTCGTTCTTTTGGACGAAGACGGGGTCTTTATCTACCGCCTCCTTCGGCCTGGCTTTGTTCAGATATGTGTGCATGACCATCTGCGCATAGGGAATGAAGGGTACTGTACGTCCCTTGCCTCCCTTACCGCTGCGGATGGTTGCATACCCTTCCTCCCAGTTCAGATCAGCCGGTGTTAATGCCAGCATCTCCGACTCTCTTGCACCGCTGGTCAGTAAGAGTACCGTCATAGCCCGGTTCCTTATATAAACCGGCTTTCGCCCAAAGGACGATGTACTGGTTGAGAATATGCGGCGTATATCGTCGGCGCTCAACACCGACTTTGCAGAAATGTATTTCTCAGACATGCGCATTTTCTTCGAAATTGGGTTTTTGTCCAACATCCCGGACTCTACCATCCATTCCAGCGCCGTATTCAGCCGGGATATATACTGCGCAAAGGTGTTTCTGGAGTATCCCAGCAGGCTTTTTCGGTAGGCCAGAATGGCCTTCTGGTCAATCTCCTGCCGTCCTTCGCTCTCCATGAAGCGTATGAACTTCTCCACGCCCCGGCGCTTCTGATCCTGTGTGTTCCTTGACATGTTCCCGTATGAGGCAAGGTACTCTTCGGAACAGGTCTTAAATTCAGCCAAGTTCATTTTTCTCCCCCTGTTCTTATTAGAGGGGCGACGTTGAACCGCCCCCTCTGCATTCTTTTGAGAGTTCCTCGTTAGCTTTCTCCTCAAACCATTTCGTCTTTGACTTCCCTTGGCGTTTTAATTTTATTTCCAGTGCTTCGACGAGCTTCCGGTCACTCAATATCGAGAACTGCTTTTTAGTTTTTCTCCGCTCACGAAAATACTCCGCTCTGCTTTCGGCTGGCATCTTTTCACCTCCATTGTAGCGCAAAACAAAAATACCATGTATCGCGCTACAAGTCAATACCTTTCTGGAAAATATTTCGACAATTTCTTTGCGGTGTGCTATACTGCTGATGGTGGGAGGGGAAAGATATGATCTCAACTGAGATTTTTGTTTTCATTTTGGCTGTTCTTATAGCCATTGTCAGTACTTTATGCATTGCCCTATTGGGGGTAGTCAAGCGGAAAGGAAATGGCACAAAGAATGGTTCAACTGGTGAACCAGCCGGGAAGCTATATAACGACGATGCGGGCCAAATTTTGAATGAACCAGAAGCCTACACGGAAAACCATTCTGAAATTCATACCCCTTTACAGGGGAGCCCCACAGAAAAGGCTATCGGTGATATCCAGATTTCACTGCCGATGTCAGAAGACGGGAAGCCTCCTATTTTGGAGCACTTTGCAGAAGGGAGATTTGTTGACCACTTGGACAAAGCTATCCGCGGATTTTTCAGGGACGGTGGGATTAGTGTTGGGAGCATACAGAGAAGCGTAGGGGCTGGATACACACAGGCAGCAACCTATATGGACCGTCTGGAGTCGGCCGGGGTTATCAGCGGACCAGGGGACAGCGGAGACAGAAAATTTTTCATTACAGAAGAAGAATGGGAAAAGCTTCTTCGGAAGAAATTGCTTTCCTATCCCTATATTTTAGAGGAAGTAACCGTATCTAAAATTATATCCCGCCTATCAGATGATGTGCATATCCTACATAGCAGTTCATTACAAGACGTTGACCGGATGGATGGAACTGCTTTCGAGTATTGGTGCGCTTCTATCCTCCGTTCTATTGGGTATGAAGATGTGGAGGTCACACCAGGAAGCGGGGACCAGGGCGTAGACATTATCGCAAAGAAAGAAGATGTGCTGTTTGGATTCCAGTGCAAGTGCTATTCTGTCGATATCGGGAATACTCCAATACAAGAAATTTATGCAGGGCTCCGATACTATAAACTTCATGTTGGGTGCGTCATTACGAACCGATATTTCAGCGCTGGCGCAATAGAGCTTGCCAAGGCGACTAATGTAATTTTGTGGGACAGAGGTAAATTGGAACTCATTCTAAAAAAGATCAACGAAACTCAATAAGCGCACAGAAGAAGTGCCCCTTCCAATTGGAAGGGGCACTATCTTATAGCATAACTATCAACCATGTCGCAAAACAAAATACAACGTCGCAAAAGACTTCAAAAAGCAACACCAGCATGTGACACAATCCATAGAAAATCTCATCAGCGAAAATTCGCTGGTGAAATCCATGTTTGAGAAAACGACTTATCTGACCGAACGAGGCCGTGAATACAAAGAATATATTATCATGCGTGGCGTAAAACCCCTTGCTTTAGCCGTGGGGAGTGTCAAGAAATTCTGTGGTCTGAGTACGCTGGGTGGGACTTTGTGAAAACCTGTGAGCGGTGCCCACGGGACTTACCAAAATTGTGTGAGCGGAGGGAACGGGGGACTTTCTGAAAAACTGTACGCTGTGGGTACTTACCCAAATTCTGCGGTTTAAGAGCGCGGGACGCAATGAAATCTTGTGCGCTGGGTACAACACAGTCTTATGTTCCTGTTTGGTTTTCTTACATTTTCTGATTTAGCTTCTTTTGTTTCTGTGTTATGTTCTTTGGTTTCTGCCCTTATCTCATCGCTTAATCCTGGCTTGTGTGGGGTGGGCGCAGACAACGGCCAAAATATTTCTCATCCAAGATTATGATATCGTCTGAGTAGGTCTTCAATTTCACCATGTTCTGCCCTTTCACTCCAACGCATACAGCGATTTTTCCTATTGTATTCAGAACATCCAAAACAGGCATATAGTCAGTGCCCCCGCTCACGATAACGGCGGTGTCATATGCGTTCAGGAATCCCTTTGCAAGAATATGCGTTCCCATATTGATGTCTGTTCCCTTTTCTTCCACATAGTAGGTCGTTGGGTCGGAGATATCCATTGTCGAGAATGTTTGTCCAGAAACCGGCCTTGCAACATGCCGCCCCTCGATAACAGTAAAGTATGGCTGGTTTTTCAGCCCATTTATCCACCTGTATGTACCGGCCCTTCGCTCATCCTGCGCCAGAAAATCGTCCGGCTTTGGAGCGCATAGGAAAGTCTTAACGAGTTCATTGCTGCCAGGTATCAGCTTCACTATTTCTTGCGGGACTTTATTATAATCCAATCTTGGATACAGCTCCCCAATACTCCGATAGTAGCTCATGACGGCTATGTTGAAGTTCTCGAAGTCGATAAAAACCATCACACGGCGCATATAAATTTCCCCCAATAAAGGTCTAAGGGCCTGTGGGCCCGAAGGCCACACAAGCCCTGTTTAAGTCTACACGGGGAACTTAACCCCACCTCGTTATTATACGCCGGGTATTGCACGTTGTAAACTGTCAAATAAAACAAACAAGCAGGAAAATGTTTGTGCAGGGAGTTAAAGCAAAGCCCCGGTATTTTTTTCGCGCGTTAACGTGTCCCCTCAGTGTACGCCCCATGATTTTTGACTTCGCGTTACCGCGTAGCATGGCACAAAAGAGGCCCCATGAATTGGGGAATCGCGCTAACGTGTGGATGCAGACCCGCAGACCAAATCCAGCCGGGAGATACCAGGGGCGCAGCCCTCCCCCACGACTCCGGAAAATGGCCGGATGTCTCCAAGGGGACACCCCAGGGCCGGGAAAGCCTACGGTGGGCCGTCTGCTGGGCGCAGTGATGCTATGCGCCTGGGCCCGTGTCCCCCCCCTTAGATCAACGGGCCCAGGGCAAAATAAAAATATTTGGAAAAGGGGTTTACATACTAACTCATGTATGCTATAGTATAGACAAGCAAGAGGGGAACGGCTCGGCCTCCTGAAAAAGGAGGTGACAACATGACAGTGTTAGAAGTAATCGCATTACTTAACCTGTTAGCCGTTGTTATCTTTGGAGTTATTAACATAACGAAAAAGAAATAACCGCCCCCGGACAATAGGAAGCGGCATTTCTCCAGATTCTAAATCTTTGAGGAAGAGCCCGCAACCGTTGGCCCCGGTTGTGCCCCTCTTGCCCACATTATAGCAAAGGGGGCCGAATATGTCAAGCGAGGAAAAGCCCAAGCGCAAGACCCGAACCAGTAGCGAAGTAAAAGCTCGGTACAACGCTAAAGCCTATGACCGTATACAACTCAATGTTAAAAAGGACAAGGCGGCGGCGTACAAGGCGAAATGTGATGAATTGGGCATCACATACAGCGAACCACTACACAAGGCAATAGACGAGATATTAAACAAATAAAAACCCGCCCCCCGTGCCGCAAACACGTTAGCAGGGGCGGGAACCCCGCCCAGTACCAACCAAACCAGGGCCGCCCCGATTGTATCACGGAATAGCTTTATGATAAGAGCCAGGGAATCAATTCCCTGGCTCTTTTTCCTTTGTTGCTGGACTGATCCCCATTGCTAGAGAAGACCTATCTCTTTTTGCTTGTGTTTCCACTGCACGGGCCAAAAAGTCTGCTATTGCCTCCCCCGTAGCCTCTGCGGCCTGCTGGGCACGTTCCAGTGTATCAGGAGGGATAAAGACACCCCCGCCCACCTGCGGCCCTTCGGCGCCCGCCTGTGGGCCTCTCGCACCATCCCGCTCCATCCGCTGGTCAATGGCTTTGTTGATATAGGCGTTGACGCTTTCCCCTTCGGCCTCTGCACAGGCCTGTACGATTTCCTTATTGCCCTTCGGCATGGTGAGATTCACTCGGTCATAAGTCTTGGCGATGTATTTATTCTGTGCACGTGTACTAGCTTTTCCCATACGCTCCCCTCCTTTTGTTCTATTATACTCCGCACGGCAAGCATTGCGCAACTATATACTATCAACAAATATCGTTGCGCAACCTTGTGCAACCTTCCCGTTGCTATCGTTGCGCAACTATGTTATTATAATCATGTCAGGAGGGCAACCGATTGACAAATAAAAAGCCCCGGTGTCACGACCACCGGGGCAGGAAGGAGGCGAGGGCATGAAGTATTCCAACGGGAAGTGGAGTTATGACGGTAAGACCTACTCCACGCTTCATGAGGCGCTGATCAGCGCCTGGCCCAAGTAAAAGCCACGGGGCCGGGGAAACCCGGCCCCACCCTAAAACGCCTCCGCCCCAATTATATCACAGGGGTGCGAGAGCTGCAAGGACTATTCCCCGGCTTCCTGCACTACATCCCGAATAGATCGGCGTGTGTTCCCGTCCTGTAAAGCAAGAGTTCATTCTTGTCCTGCCTGTAAATCAATAGCCAATCCGGGGAAATGTGACATTCCCGATACCCTGCATAATTCCCGCTCAAATTGTGGTCAACATTTTTCGGCGGCAAGGTTTCGGGGATTCTCAGAGTGTCAACAATCTGCTGTAAGAGTTCCATATTATAGCGGCGTTTTACGCAGGTCTTGAAATCCTTTTTGAATTTGGTGGAGTATCTGACATCCAGCATAATCAATCCTCCATCAATTCGGAGAAGAGTTGTTCCGTGGAGCCGGTGAACTTATGCCCGCCGCCGCTGTCAAGCTCCGCCATAGCCTCCAGCGTTTCAGCGTTTGGCGTTTCATCCGGGACAGCGGCCCCTTGCAGATAGGACACAACATAGAAAAGCCGGCTTTCGGGTATCTGGTCAATCAAGGCTTTTGCCAATTCACGATTACTCATTTTGTTCGCCTCCTTCTCTATCCCTCTCCATGGCTTCGGATATGGCCCGCTTGATAAACCCGTTGACACTTTCCCCACGTGCTGTGGCGTGGGCCTGTATGCTATCGCGCTCGGCGTATGACACACGGGCCCGTAACTCCACAAAACCCTCCATATATTTTTTGTGTGCTTTTGCTTGCGCTGGTGTAAATCCCTTGTATTGGCTCTTTTTCTCCATACTCTATCACCTGTACATATTATATCACATTTATTATGTAAGCGTATATATCACGCCTGCACAAATACGCGTATCTATTTTTGTTGAAAATTCCATATTGATATATACGCGTATCTATGCTATTATAATCATGTCAGGAGGGCAACCCCTGATAAATCAACCGGGCAGGAGGTAACGGAAATGGAGATTGATAGCATGACCCAGACTGAGTTGGCATCATACCTTGAAACCCTGGCGAAGCTGGTAGAGGCCACGGCTAAGGACGCGCAGGACGCGGCCCGCATTATCCGAGAGGCCATCCCCAAGCAGTAAAAAAGATAGCCGCCCAGCCCTGAACAAGCAAGCGACTATCTAAGACCCAGCGGAGGCGGTTAGAGCCTGCCATCTGGCCGCCTCCAATATAACACAACCGGCAGGGAAAAGCAAGGCCACAGGCCGGGAGGGAAAGAAAATGCTTACAGTGCACGACTTGACACGGGAACAAATAAACCAGCTAAAGGGAATCTATCTTGACCAGCACTTGCAGGAAACTTGCGATGAGTGCGCCAGTTATGGAGAGATTGCAAACGCTGAGAAAATCGTTGATGACTGGCTAATCTATGACGCATACGCAGACACGCTATTTAGCCCGGACGATTTTTGGTAAATAAAAGCCCCGGCCACCGCTTGCAGCAGTGACCAGGGCAAAGAGAACCCCAGAACAACCACGAACCAGGGCACGCCCAGTATACCACGGGTAGCCCTCCATGACAAGGAGGAAAACAGAAATGACGAACAAGGAACGCGCTGAACTGATCCAGAACGCAATCGGGGACTACAGGGCCGCCAGAGAGAGCGGAGACGCCCAGAAAATCCGCTTCGCCGTGAACTATATGGAAAACACCTTTTTCGCCGTCAGTCTCTGGGCCGTACCCGGAACGGAAGAACTTCGGCAGATGATTCTTTCCGCCAAAGAGGACAAGGCCCGCCGCATTTTCGGCAGTTACAAGCGCGATCTAATCAGAACGGCGGAAATCTCCGGCAGGCCGCAGGAACTTCGCTATAATTGCATCGAGTACGTTTGCCAGTTCCCCGGTATTGACCCTGTAGAAATGGCCGCAAGCCTCCAGAATGACGGCTTTACAATTCTGTTTGATGATAGCAGCATCAGCGCAAAGGCAAACGCCGCAAACCGTGCAGCGGTCAACAAGGCCGCAAGGAGGGCCGCACAATGAATACTTACAAAGTCACCTTTTCCAATGGAGACTATCTGTATACCCAGCTTAATGCCTCTATCGAGGAGGCAAAGGCCTATTATCTAGGTAATATCTTCAATCTAGGCACGGAGGCCGACAATCTCCAAAAATGCGTTGACATGGAGGAGGTCGCACAATGAAACGATACAGAGACGCCGCCAGGCGGCTGACAATGACCATTGACCAGATCGCCGCCGCAACGTTGGACGAGGCCCGCGAATACTACCAGGACGGCGGGCGCTACATCTACGAGGGCAGGGCCTACACCCTGCGCCGCTACATCGACAGAGACGCCCACGGGAACGCCGTGGAGGTTGCCCAGTTTGTGGGCATTGACGGCTACAACCTGTTTACCGACCCAGCCCGCCTGGGGACATTCCTTCCAGGCGTGGCAAGTGATGGGCAGGAAATCACCCGTTTTTAAGGAGGCGAAACCATGTTAAAGAAACCGAATCAAAGCCAGAAAGACCCCGTAAAAGCCGCCCTTGCAATGCCTGATAGCAAGGATAAACACCGTATAATTTGCGATCTGATGTTAGAGGCGGAATACATGACACCGCTATGGTACACGCTCAAGCAAGAGGCCGACAGACTGGAAGAAGCCGAGTTTTGTTGGTATTGACCCGCCCGCCGGAGAATGGAGGAAATGAACCATGAAGCAAAGAGAAATTGACACGGCATCCCGCTTTGAACTGCTTGACCAGTTGCAAGCATTGGAAAATGATTTACAAGCGGTTCCAGGGACAACCAACATTGATTTTGATTTGTCCGGCATATATGATCATTGCCCGCTTTGTTTTGTTGTCGGGTATAACATAGACGTTAAACGGGGCGACTATTTCGAGGCCCGCCGGGAATGGCTGAAAGCGGTTATCATGGTATTTTCAGCGCACGACCTGCACCCGACAGGAGACACAATAGAGGACTACGGAGAAAGCTATTATTTTGTCCGCTGCATGGGCAAAACGTGGAGGAAATAACGATGGAGCAGAAATATACAAAAGAAGCCGCCGACCCGCAGAATATGGCCGCAGAAATGCGGGAATTTGCGGAAATGCTTATTTAAAAGAGGGTGCGACGCTTGATTATCCTGTTTATTCTGCTGCTCCCGCTTATGGTGATATGGGAACTTGCCAAAAAATCTTGACGGCTCCGAGCGGGCGCGATACAATCAACACAATGGAGGCCCCGCGCAGGGGAGAAGGGAGAACAACCCATGAAAAAGCTGACTGCTAAAGAGGTATTTACCCGCGAAGCCTATGAGGGGCTGACAGCCGAAGAACGCCGGTCGGCGCTAAAAGTTGAACAAGCAAAAGAGTGTAGCGGCTGGAGAGCCTATCCTGACACTTGTGCCGAGCTGGTGGATCTTATCCCGGGTGAGTGGTGGATCAAGTATCCTGCCCAGCATATCGGAGAGGTTATGTCTCTGCTCTAACATGTATTCTTGACTTGCAGCTTCCCCAGCCTTCGAGCGGATGGTTACCGGGTCTACTGCCTCATTCAACCGGGACAGCTCCACCGCCGCCCGGAAGATGGCGCGGTTTGCCTCCAGATCCTTCAATTTTTCTTATCGTTGCAATTGCAATATTCCAGAATCGCTGCGCGCTGTATTACCCGGTCTATCGACTAGCCGCAAGCCCGCGGGGGGGAGAAAACCGAAGTCCACACGCTTGGGCCGCTCAGGTTAAATGTTGCGTGGGCCATGCTCCTACCCACCTGAAACAAATATTTTTCCCTATGTTTCGTCAAATTGACGAGCTACGCAAGATCGTAACTCATTTTTTGACTGGTAATCTTGCAAAAACAGGTAACAACTTAAACATTCTTAGAAAGAATGTTTAAGTTTTAGTCTTCTATATGCAAGTTCTGTATCATTTATAGCAATCATGGGGGGTAAGTTTCCAAGTCATTCCCATAATATGGATTTCCAATTTTACTATGCAGTACCCCCCCCTTCTCATTTACCCCGCCTCTCCCAGCCTTAGGACAACTCTGCACCGCCTGACTCCGCCTCCTCTTCAATCCCCCTCCACCCTATCATCAGCCTTCTGTCACCGCCAGATGTACTATGATTGAGAATGACTCGGCTCAGTAATGCGCTTCAACTTGCACTCCTAGACACTACCATGCTATAATAGAAAATAAAAGAGGCGGCGGCTGCCCAAAAATCGGGTTCAATCCATTGTGGCACAATGATTACAGTCCATTTGAATTAAGTATCATTTTGATACCTTATTAGTATCAATTTGATATTTAATAGGTATCATTTTGATACTTTTCTATTGGTAATAACAGAATGTATATATGCATATAGGAGGTGAGGGGCTATTGAGCGACAGGGCACTAAAAGAAACAGTCAAGGTTCAAAAAGAGTATATTATCGTGGATCAGCAGACCGGAGAAGTGACGAACCAGGTGAAGAAACTAATGTATAGCGTAAAGCCTGGTGCGCGATATGTGAAAGAGTTCGCGCAGAATCCGTTGCTCCGGCAGCAAATACCACACTCAACAAGGACTCTTTTGAGTGCCTTGGCAGCCCGCCTCCCCTATGCCAATAGCGACCCCTATATCTCTCTTGGATCCGATGCGTTGAGTTCCATAGGAGAAACATACGGCCTCGGTGAGGCATCAATGAAACGCGGGTTGAAATATCTGATGGAGAACGGGTACTTGATCCGCATGGGACGCGGGAGGTACTTTTTGAATCCGTATCTATATGGTAGGGGGACAGCGGCAAATATCCTAGAACGCCAGAAGGAGTGGGACGCGCTTCAATCTCGTAAGAAAGACGAATCCCCCGCCTGACCATCACGGCCAAGCGGGGGCGTTTTTGTTATTCTGGGATTTGCACTCCGTTTTCCTTTAGCATTTCCATAATTCTCTCAAAGAAATCTGGTTTTGCTTTTTGAATAGATTCCAATACTTTTTTAGCATGGTGCCAATATCCCCTATCTCCTGAGTCTGAAGGGTATAGGCCACTTGGGCAACTAGGATAGAAGTCTGCGCCCAATGTTGTACCTCCAGCATAGTTTCCATCTTCGCTTCCAAATTCCATGGTTCCATCTTCCCGAAGCCTGCACCAATCAAAGTATTCTCCCCGCGGGTCCCAGCCGCCCTTTGATCTGACGTACCTATTCTTTCCTGAATTACTGCTCATCAAAACTCGGGCGGCGGATACTCCTAAATTTATTTATGGGGAGGAAGCCGCCCGGCCTCCTTTCTGTTGAATTTTCAGACGTTTTATGGTATAATTTTCTTAGAAATGAGGTGAGAAAATGGAGTATTCGTACAAGTTTCGTATTTACCCAAACGGCGAACAGAGGGCTTTGATTGCTCGAACATTTGGTTGTTCCCGATTTGTGTATAACCATTTTCTCAACCTCCGCAAAGAAACCTATGAGACAAGTGGTGAAACCATCAACTACGTCAAATCCTCTGCATTGCTTACTCAGCTAAAGAAAGAGCTGACATGGCTGAAAGCAGTCGACAGCATACCCTTACAGGAGTCTTTACGTGACTTGGATTCCGCCTATCAGGGTTTCTTCCGCCGTGTGAAGAAGGGCGAAAAGCCCGGCTTCCCACGCTTCAAAAGTAAGCGGGATAGGCGGAAGTCCTACAAGACTAAACAGCATGTTACCAATGGGAAGCCGACTATTTATGTTGATGGTAAGCACGTCCGTCTCCCTAAACTCGGCCTTGTAAAATGCCGTGTCTCTAAGGAAGTCAAGGGGCGTATCCTCTCCGCCACAGTCTCCCAGAACCCGTCCGGGAAATACTTTGTGGCCCTGTGCTGTGCCGATGTGGAGATAGCCCCTCTACCCTCTACCGGGGCGGTAGTCGGCCTTGATATGGGGCTTAAATCATTTGCCATCACCTCTGATGGAGTGGAGTATCCCAACCACAAGTTCCTGACCAAAAGCACCCGCAAACTCGCCCGTCTCCAGCGTCAGCTCTCCCGAAAGTCAAAGGGGAGCAAGCGCAGGGAGAAAGCACGGGTAAAGGCGGCTCGCTTGCAGGAGCACGTTGCCAACCAACGGGGAGATATGCTCCACAAGCTGTCCACCGCCCTTGTCCGGGACTATGATCTAATCAGCATTGAGGACTTGGCCCCAGGGAACATGGTGCGCAACCACAAACTGGCCCGGTCTATTTCGGATGCAAGCTGGGATGAGTTCCGGCGACAGTTGGAGTACAAAGCGGCGTGGTACGGGAAAGCGGTTGTCCGGGTGGACAAGTTCTATCCGTCCTCTCAGCTCTGCTCCGCCTGCGGCGCACAGTGGCCGGGGACGAAAGACCTCTCTGTGAGGGATTGGGTATGCCCTGTCTGTGGAGCTATCCACGACCGGGACATCAATGCCGCAAAGAACATACTGAACGAAGGTCTGCGCCTGTTGGCGTAGACTTGCATACATGGTAGGGCGGGACACGCCCGAACCCAACGCTCGGGGAGACCATGTAAGACCTGCTTGCAGGCAACGGTCGTTGAGCCGAGAATCCCCTGCCTTTAGGTATGAGGAGTGTCAATTCTTTCGACCACTTTGCGGCGTATGCGTTACGGTTGCGCCTCGCCATCAGCCCCCCTCCCATTCCACCGGAACGACGAACATGCCGTAGTTCGGCCCTTGTCGGCACGCTCCAGGTGGATAGCATCAAGAATTGTCTCGGTTGCTACCACACCTATCCCCCTTCAATGCTATCATCTTCTCCCTCACCAGCTTGTCCACGACCTTCCCCACGTTGTTCCCGTAGCCACATATCTCGGCCAGCTTGTTTAGGTTCCAAGCGGTTTGAGCGGAGACGAGAATGGAGAGGCGGCGTAGGTTCTTTTTCATCCGTTTTTTAACCCCTCTCGGGACTCTTTCACTTTGTTGTCGATAATATCATCGTGAAACCCTGCATGAAAAATCCTGGTCCCAGCTGATTTCATATCTCTAACCCAGTACTCTTCTGCCTCCAGGATACAGCGGTAAATTTGGTTTTCTGCTAGTGAGAGCCCGCTCATTCTGGTTTTCCCAAGTAAACTTAGATAGTCCTTGTCACAGTATATTTTCATAACCATTTCCCGAATAAATCGAAGTTCTCGCGCCAAAGACTCATAAATTTTCTGCTTATCTGCATTATCAATAATTTTCAATATAATAACCTCCCTGCAATCCCTTACTTTCTCAGTTCCTCCACGCTTTCCTTGACCGCTCGGATGACGTACCGCACGTCTGCCTCGGTGGTATCCCATCCAATGGACAGCCGTAGAGAACCACGTCCGGTTTCCTCGGTGTACCCCATCGCCTTCAACACATGAGAGACACCAACCTGACCCTCCGAACAGGCCGAGCCGGAAGAAGCGCATACGCCCCGTTCATCCAGAGCTAGTACCAAGGCTTGTCCGTCAATACCCCTGAACACAAAGGAAGCGATAGATGGAGAACGCTGTGTGGGGTGTCCAGTCAGTTCCGTACCTAGAATAGAGAGGATGCCGTCAATCAGAATGTCACGTAGTTTAGTGAGATAGGGCACACTCTTGTCCAGGTTATTGGTTGCCCACTCAATTGCCGCACCCATTCCAGCGATACCAATTACATTTTCTGTCCCTGCCCGCTTTCCCGCCTCTTGGTGTCCCCCGTGGAGCATAGAGAGTATATCTACACCCCTGCGCACGAACAAGGCTCCTATGCCCTTCGGGCCACCGAACTTGTGAGCTGACATAGAGAGTAGGTCTACACCCGTCTCTCTCACATCAACCGAGATATGCCCGACGGCCTGGGTGGCATCGGTATGGAATAGCTTATCAGCGGAATTGGTCGCCCATGACGCAAGCGATTTCATGTCTTGTACTGTCCCGACCTCGTTGTTGACCCAAAGAATCGACATGGTATCAATGAATGTCAGGTCTATAACAGGTTTGGATGGTACAATTCCTAGATGGTCACTTTCGAGTCCGACAATTCCACCGCGCCGTCCATATTCCATCGAACTGTGCTCTACATTGCTTTTTACTGTACTAAATGCTGAAAGTACCCAAATATTTGCCTCCGTTGCCCCAGAGGTGAAGTAAATCTCGTCCGGCTCGGCGTTGATGGCCTTGGCGACCTTGGATCTGGCCTTTTCTACCAATTTTCGGGCTTCAGCACCAGCATAATGTAGTGATGACGGGTTTCCATATATATCAAACGCATCGTGCATCGCCCGTCTCGCAGGCAGGCATAGTGGCGTTGTCGCCGCATAGTCTGCGTACACATTTCGTGTCAATGTATGTATCCTCCTTGCAATTTTCACATGTGATAGAAGCAGAGCCATGCACCCGAATGGTTCTTCCACGGTGCTGAATTTTGATTTCGTTTCCATCCGTGGTGGCTATCATATTCCCACACGATTTACAAAAAACCGCTCTATGCATGGTTCCATCCCTTCTATCATCGAGATTTGGGCGGCGGGTCCCCCTTGCTTTAGCCATGGGGAGCGTCAATCCTCTCCGGGAACTCGTTCAAGGGCTATCCCTCCCCATAATGGCCTTGTATCTCTGCTCCAGTTTGCCGTCGGCATAGTCTGTATCTACGCTGTCAAGGAGGTCTCCATACTCCAGGATAACGGCCTCCATCGCGTCCCGGAATCTCTCAATCCTGTCCGGGCCGAACCCGTACACCTCGTGCAGGGCCACAGCAGAGGCTTGATATACCGTGGTCAAGCATCTATGTACCAGCTCTTTCTTTTGATGTGCTGATACAGCGCCCTTTGCGGCCATGAGCTTCGCCGCGTATGCATTCCGCCTCATGACATATCTTCCTTCGGCGGATCGGGGAGGGGCATCCAGTGGGTGACAACCGGCTTCCCCACAATAGGGAGATTCCTCCATTTTCCGTCTGTCGTATGTGCTGTGTATACTTTCACGCTTCCGTCCTCGAACTCTATGGCAACATTCACATTATCTGACGTTTTTTCAAACATTCCGGGGCTCCACATTGGTGTCCCTTTGAGACTTTTGAATATGCTGTCATGCTCAACTGGCAGCCTATCCTTGACGCTAATCCACTCGCTCATGCTGTCCGCCCTCCTCGTCCATCAAGTCAAGGGTGTAAGTCTCTAAAGCTGATTCGACATTAAAACTTCTAGAAAACAAACATTTCTTTTTCGTCTGACGGAAAACCGTGATTGATATGCCAACCGTATCATCAGGGACTTGGAGCTTGTACTCTTTCATTGTACGCCCTCCCCGTCGTGGATGGAGCCGATGACCTCCATAAGAACTCCACGGTTCCACTCTGGAAACTGTACTGTATGGCGGTATTGCAGTCTGAATTTCGCCCAATTACTATCATATACAACGATGAAATGTTCACCGCTTTCGTCGAGTATATCCCCCTCAAAAATCTTCTTCCCGTTTTTGTCGGTCAGGCCGGTGTACTGGCAGACCGTGGAGGGGTCAACATCATGACAGGTATCGCAGCAAATAAAGCCTTTGCTTTTTGAAATAATGTTTTGCTATCACTGGGCAAGATTGCGCGGGCACCGCCTGCAAAGCATACCAAGCTTCCGGAAATCCATTCTCCATTATCCAGCCGCTTAGCTTTGAAAAGGATTTCTCTCATTGTTTTTCCTCCATCATCGTTAAAGCCTTCTGCAAGCAAGCCTGTATCTCTTCACTGATAGCAGCATTGCTCTTTGCGAATGTACTGTCTAAGTAGTTTTTGTCATGGTAAGCAAGAGTTTCTAGAGCTAACGCAACACGAATGTACTCTTCTGACGTTTTGCATACACACTCAGGGGATTTCATTGGGCACCTCCGATGATCTCGTCCAATGTGGCCCGCCTTATGCTCCTCAGCGTAGGAAACGTTTCATCAAGGTTATCAAGACTGCCCTTATAGTTGTCTTCGTCATCATACATGTAAAATGTCTGTCCCACTATATCAACGTATGCCAATGTTTTAACAACTGGATATAGCACTTTGATAGCCTTCGCCCTCTCCACCTCCTGCTCCGTCCAGCGGGGCTTGCGGGCGATGTTTTCTGGATGATTTATGAGATTGTTAAGACATTCCACAGTGGAGAATCCCCAGCAGTCATTTGATATTTCAATCTGGAATGTCCCATATTTATTGATACGAAATCGCCCTAACGTGTTCCCTCTAATTTCAAACTTTTCTTCTGGTTCAACCCCAAGCACCTCGCAAATTCTCGGCTTGTCCATGTTGGCCCCCCTCCTTGATTTTCAGGTACTTTTCGATGGCTTCGTCTAGGTCGGTCTCCTTTCGCTGGCCGTAGGAGCAGAAATCATCCGGGCCAAAGTTAATGCTAAACGACGCTCCGCCCTCATGGTCTGTTGCAACATCATCACTCTCACATTCCATAGTATAGTGATTGAACCACTTACAATCCCGGCACCTGACCACAGGCACGGCGTCGATGGTGGGCAGGCTATCAAACATACGCTGCATGACGGCTCCAGTCACCCCATCACCACCAAAGCACTCTCTGGCTTTATCCGCATCAACTAGTCTCATGCTCGGCCTCCTCCTTTTCCTGCTCCCTCCGTAGTGCGGCCTCGGCTTCCTCGCGGGTCAGAAAAACAGTTTTGCCTATATCTGACATATAAAAACTTCTGCTAATTTTATTGTAAGCCGTAATAGCCGAGCAATATATATCGCCATCACAAGCGACCCCTTTAATAGATACATGATTCCCCTCAATTGGGAAATGTGCTGTAGAAAACGCCGACTTTATAAACCAAACTGTGGCGTTTGGCTTACATTTGAGCACCACGCACCGCCCTTCATCGTCGGCCTGCTTGAGTTCGCGGAGGCGGTCAACGGGGCCAAGTTCTTTGTAGGCAGATAGTTCCCGCTTCACCTGCTCCAGCTCGGCCTCTTGCTCTTGTAATAGCAAGTGCCTCCGATCAAGTTCTTTCGCCTGCTGAAATACTAAGTCCACCTTGCTTTTTAGCTCGGCCCGCAGCTTCTCGTTTTCGGCCTGGAGTGCGGAGAGGGCGTCTGCCGCCTCCATGCACAAGTCCATGATTTCCAGTGTCGCCTTATCAGCACATAGGCTGTCGGTGCGCAGCCGCTCAATCAGCTTCTCAATGTCCATCACTTTTCCTCCTCGGGCCGCTTGAGCCAAGCCAGACACTCGTCCATTTCGCCAAGTCGCCAGTCATAGATACACAGCAGTTTCGCCAGTTCCTCGTCGCTCATGGCCCGGATGCGGTCGGCGTTGGACAAAATTCGTCCCGGTTTGTACTGAGGGCACCAAGAAATTCTGGCCGTTGTACCGGCGTTATTGCAGTCATTTTTGCAAGTAATGCAAATCGTTTTCATGCGTTCTCCACCTCTTCCGGCGGCCCATCAAAGGCCGTCCAGTATTGGCCGTACAGTTCCAGGCTAAACGGTTTGATATGCTTGCAGTACAAGTTTCCATCCCTGCACCCCTCTGCAATTTCCAAGCCGCCCCATTGGAGCTGCGCTATCCCTGCACCCTCAATGTAGATTGCGGTCTCCTGGGTGATGGATTCCAACTCTGCGCGGGTATATTGGTGTCTCATGGCGATACCTCCGGCGGGCGGCGGTAATTGTCCTGTTTCTCTCTGACGCAGTCAAAGCATTGCCCGAATGAGCCATGTGTTTTCCAATAGCACCCCTCGCACGCCAGCGGCTCGTTCGGCGGGGTGAGGGTGGGCATACTGTCAATATCATCCTTAAAATCCGCGTATGCGTGCGCCCACGATACAGGAGCTGTTCCGCTATTCCATGTGTCTTGGATTCTCCTGTTGCATAGCTCTTGCAGTTCGTCTGCATCAATCGCCCTTGCCATCTTTCAGCGCCTCCAGTTCCTTCAATCTGATGTCCACGGCCTCGTCCGTCATGGGAGCGCCGCAGGCTGGGCAAAAGTTTTGTGCTTCCTCCATACTATCAAGGTCGTGTTCACACCTTGAACATTCCTGCCAAGTACATCCATCTTCATCAGTCATGCCTATCCACTCACCCCTCCACACCCGCTCCACCTGCTCCCGGCTGACGGGGCGGAGGGCCTTTATTTTTACCTTTTCCAGCTCAATAGCTCTTCCCCGTTGCCGTTTCCCATAGTAGTGAGGCGGCACACTTTCTAGGTGCCTGATTCTGTCCTCACAGCTCTTGATTGCAGCCTCTCGCCGCGTCATGCTCATTGCACCCCCTCCAGCATCTCCATCTCCTCCGCGCTCAGAATCGGCGCGCGGGTGTTCCACTCAAGCAAGGTATTATTTCTCACATAGAAAAAGTCAAACTTATATCTGAGCCATTTATGTATTTGTCTTGTGCCACATTTTTTGCACCTGACAACGGTTTCTTTCAGCCCGATTTTCTCATTTCCGCGCTCGATATATTCGGCCTCTCCGCCACAGTGAGCGCACGGCAGCAGCACTTCCGCATCCGTCAGCCGCTTGGCCGCCTCTCTATCGCCCAACAGGGCGCGCGTCTTATCGTCCATCGTTCGATTCCTCCTTGACTGCTTTCCAGCGTTCTTTGCGGCTACACGTCCCGACGACTGCATCACAAATGCTCTTGGACGCACAGCGCTCACATGGTCCCGCCCTAAAAAACTGTTTCATATACTCTGTGGTGGTTGATATGGAGTATCCGGTTGCCTGGGCTATCGTCTCCGGCCCATACCCGTCCAGCGCCATGCGCTCCAGTAAATCGCGGGACGGTCTGGGCTTTTTCGCCCTGGTATGTAGGAGACAGCCAACTTTTTTGGGGTTGCAGTCCGGCAACGGGCACTGCCCGCAGATTTCCGCCTCTTCTGCATCCCGCTCCGTAATCCTGCGCTCTACAACTGACTCCATCGCGTCCAGGCTGCGCCAGGGGGCCACCGCTCCGCTGATGCCGTAGGGATCTGCGGTTATCACGGCCTACACCTCCACCACATGGATTCCGCGCCCGGCCATGAGTTTTTTCTTCAGCTCGTATTCTTTGGTCTTGTAGCCCTTCACATCTTCTACCACAGGCAGCCAGTGAATAGCGCCTGTGCAGTCCGGCTCTGTAGGGCGCTCGTATGCAAAGTCGGCCCGGTACTTAATCGCCCGCACACGCTCCCCCAGCGGTGTCGTGAACGCCTCCTGAAGCGTGAACTCCGGCTGGAGCTTCAAATCTCTGATTTCTCCGGCGCACAGCATGAGCATGAGTTGGTCATACCGTACGGCCTCTTTCTGACTGTCGAAGGTGATGCCATTTCGCACCGCCTTCTTGTTGCCGTATTTATTCACAAGCCAAGGCCCCTTTCATCAAGAATTTCCATCCAGGCCGCCCAGGTCAGCCCTGACTTTTTTGCCTCTTCCCAAGTGCCCGGAACCCCGGCCACCCGGCACTGACGGCGAAGCTCCTGCCACCGCTCCCGAAGGGCTTCTACCGCGTGGTCTATGTAGCCACCTGTCAGGGGCGGAGGTTGGTGCGGCATTTGTGGGAGCGGCGGGCATCGGGAGGAGATGTCCGTCACATCTGGCCAGAACTTCTTCTCCCGGAAGTAGGCCGCCACCGCCGCCCGAACGTCCTCGACGGCATACGGTTCCAGCACCAGCGCCCAGGCCGATTTCAGCGTTGTGTCCTCGGCACGGGGGTCGTTTGGGCGGAAGATGGCCAGCAATTTGAACAGATTGTCCGTATCCTCTCGGGTCACAGCGTCACGTCCTTCCTGTACTTCTACCGATAGCCTTCCGATAGAAGCCTTCTTCCCCTCCAAATTACCGCCATTCTCTCGGGAGAAGGAGGAGGAACGGGGGGATAATAGGGGGGATAGAGATAGGGGGTGTGGGGGAAAGAGGAAGGGGGGCAGAAGGGGGGCGGTCGTCAGGATACAGCACGGGGTGTTCCCCGCCGTCTATCCCTGTTCGCCCTGGCTCTTCTGTCCGATACACCCGAAAGCGTTGTCGGTTAAAATGGCAGCTCCCCGTCGTCGTCCGTCAGCTCCGCAAACTCCGCCCCACCGGAACCCGGCTCCGCCGGGGGCGGTGTATCCGCTGCGCCGGCCTCCGTGTCCCGCCTGGAGTCTCCGAAGTACACATGCTCGGCCAGCACCTCGGCGGTGCGGCGCTTGTTGCCGTCCTTATCCGTCCAGTCCCGGAGCTGCAAGCGGCCCTCCACCACGGCCATGCGGCCCTTGGTGAAGAAGCGGGAGACAAATTCGGCGGAGCTGCGCCAAGCTACAATGTCGATGAAATCGGTGCCCTTCTCTCCGGTGGACTTGTCCTTGAAGTCCCGATCCACCGCCAAGGAGAAGTTTGCCACAGACACCCCGCTCTGCGTCTGGCGCAGCTCGGGATCACGGGTCAGACGGCCCATGAGAATAATCCGGTTCAGCATGTATGCTCCTCCAAAACAACGGTGGTGACGGAAGGCTGGGGCTCCTCATAGCCCCGCACGTCCTGCACCTCCTCCACGGTCTGGATGCCCAGCAGTACCTCGGGGCAATGGGCGCGGGCAAAGAAGGAGGCGGCCCGGTACATCATCATCTGACGGGGCATGGTTTTCCACTTGGAGCCGCCTTTATCCATCCAGCCCTCGTCCTTCGCCATTTTCAGGGTGATGGTGTCGGAGACACACTGTGTTCCGTTGGCCAGGCGGGTAGCGCGAGCAAAGCAGCCCTCGGAGGGAGTTCCGGTCTCGCCCACAAATACATATTCCAGCGGCGTGAACTTGCCGCAGCCGTTGACCGCGGCCGCGCAGAAGGAGCCGCTCCAGGCGGGCTTTCCCTTCACCACATAGAGGTTCTGCATGACCATCATGGGAGAGAGCCCCTGACGGTTGGCAAGGTCGATAGCAATCAGGCAGTTCTCCGGGCTGTTGCGGTAGCTGTCCGGTACCAAGCCGGAGCGGGAGAGCATACCAGCGGTGCGGTACGCCAGGTTCATCAGTTTGGTGTCGTTCCACATGGTCAAGCCGCCGGGTATTGCGGGTGCGGGGGTAAGAACCGGGGCCTCAGCGGCCTCCTGGGCGGTTACAACTTCATCAGGCATTGCGTTTCCTCGCTTTCTTTTTTAACGCACTGTGGAGGGTCAAGAGCGCCTCCGGTAGCGCGTTGTCTCGGTCGAAGGGCTGGAGCTTATAGGTTCCATCCTTCTTCAGATGCAGAATAAAGAGCTTGTCCACGGGAAGCCCCTGGGCCTCCAGCAACCAGCGGTAGAGGTTGAGCTGGGCGGCACAGAGGGGGCTATGGATTGTATAGCTGGTCTTGATATCCACCAGGGAGCATACGCCGTCCACGAGGCCGTAACGGTCAATGGTGCCCGCGTAGCGGCGCTCCGGGTGGTGGGAGGCGTACTCAATTTTCCGCCACTCCACCGCGTGTTCCCGGCGGAATTTCAAATAGGCTTGTAAGTAGGGTAAAATGGCGTCCTGCACATCCACGGAACCGAACTTATCCAGCGACTCACAGGCTTTGTGGACGGCGGTGCCCCGGTCTGCGGCGTTGTCGAGCCTCCATTGTGCTACATCTCCGTAAATCTCGCGGGAAAGAAAGCGGCACAACTCGGATACGCTGGGCAGCTCTTCCCCGTCCAGGGTATACTTGTGTCCCTGGTCAAAAAACAGCAGTGTTGCCATCAGCTTTCCGCCCAGCTTTCAAAGTCGGGGCCATCCGCGTCGCTGCCCTCGCAGTATTCCTTAAACTGCTGGAGCACCGGCTTCATGTAGTCCTCATTGATGATATCCCACATGAACCTGAACCACTTCCTGGGCCATGCCTCCGCATACTCCACAACCGTTTCCGGAGCTTTGATTTCTTCCCGACATTTAGTACAGACGGCCCCAATATCATAGGAGTACAGGTCAGCCCCGCATCGGGCGCAATAACCTGTTGGAGCTTTTTCCTGCGTGTCGCATAACGGATCCAAGCAAATCATGCTTCTTCGCTCCTTCCCATCGCAGCCCATACGGCGGTTCTCTTGCCGCTCCGGGCCCTGCGTTTATCAATAACATTGACCAGCCGTAGAGCTTTCAACTCCGTGAGGCGGGGCCGGACAGAGTTCTTGTCGGAAAAGCCGAGAGCGTCCGCCAGCTCCTCCGCCGTCATTGGCCCCCGTTCCCGCAGGGTGGTGTAGATCAGGCGGTGGCGGCTGTCTCGCTTTGGATTAATATCTTCATACGCCTCGCGGCGGGTTTCCTGTGTAATTCCCATTGACAAATCAGCTCCTTTCCCTGATAATAGGAGTATCAGTCGCCCCTTTCGTGGGGGCGCGGATTGAAATCCCGATAATAAGGGCAGATGTTCTTTCTCTTGCCGCCCTCCGGTCTCGCACACCGGGGAGCGGCGCTTTTATTCGTAAATAACGGCTTCCGCCCGTGTAATAAAATGATGAATGCCAGTAGAGCACTCGTTCCAGCGGTCATCATCAAAATAAGACACTTCAACGGTTTCCCCTATGGTATAAACAAAGTTCGGATCATAATTGCTCTTTACCTGGCCGCCAGCAGGATTTCCGTTGATATCTGTGATACTCAATACCTTGGCCTTACTGGCGCGGCATTTTCGGCTAGTAGCGGAGGACCGGCGTGCATCTGCGGGGATTTCCAACTCCACAACAAGGCCACTTGCCTTTTTATAGCCGATATAAGAACCGGAATCTGGGCATTGCAGTGGGTAAAAAGCCGTATGAATATTCCATATCATTTGATCCATAGATGCACAGCGCAGGTCGGCATCGCACAGGTCGGCATCGCACAGGTCGGCATTGCGCAGGTCGGCACGGCGCAGGTCGGCATTGCGCAGGTCGGCACGGCGCAGGTCGGCATTGCGCAGGTCGGCACAGCGCAGGTCGGCACAGCGCAGGTCGGCACAGCGCAGGTTGGCACAGCGCAGGTCGGCACAGCGCAGGTTGGCACCGAACAGGTTGGCACCGCGCAGGTTGGCACCGAACAGGTTGGCACGGCTGCCACCCTCTCCATTCAGCCAAAGGAGATGCTCGTCCAAAATCTTTTTTAAGTCCATTTTGCTCCCTCCTCAATGTGGGATTACAATGGTCGCCCACACATCGTCGATGCTCTCCGCGCCCTCCAGTCCGGTGATCTGGATGGTGAGCGGGCCGGTGGGCGTGGGGGGCTGGGTGGTGGTTGCCGCCGGGGTCTCAATGGCTGGCTGCTCCGGTTCCTGGTTCCAGACAATTTCGATCAGTGCAACCAGCGCCAACAAAAAGAACAGGTATACGGTAGTCACGATCAGTTGCTTTTTCATAGGCTCGCTGCCACCAGAATAGCCAGAACCAGCGCCGCTCCGGCAACCACCGCCAGTTGTACCCGCTGGGCCACCGCCTGCGCCTGCTGTACCCGGCGGCGGTAGGCCCGGTAGCTGTACGCCTTTGCGCGTCTGTCGCGCTCGGTTTGTGCTCCCATAATTTTTTCACTCTCTTTCATTAGTTGAAAAGTTCTGTCTTGAAATCGCTCATTTCGCTTTGAATGGTGCTCGCCACCGCAGTCCGTATCATGTGTACGATGGTTTCGTAGTCAAAGCACGGTACGCCCTCCCGCTTGTACTTAACCAGCCCGCCGGGGCTGATCTTGTATGTAAGCGCCTTGTCCTTGACCGCAATCCCGAAGGTTGCCCGGCCCTCTCTGAGCGCCAACCTTACCGTTTGTTCGGGCCAGTCCAGATATCGGGCCGCAACGTCCAAGGGGACATTGTCATATGCTAGTATCTCATTGTCCGTTGGAACCGGTGGCCGCTCTCTCGTTCTTGGCCTCATGGCTATCCTCCCTCCTTTCGCCATGTAACCGCTCATGCTCGTCCCAAGTCATCCCGTAATAGGCCCGGCATAGGTCGTCCATGACGCGGCGCGCATTGCTGAAGCGGTTCTCAATCTACCGCTTCGTGCTGCTCTCGTTGAGCTGTCCATCTTTGGTCATAAAAAATCCTCCAATCTTGCCAGAGGCCGGAGGATGTGATATACTGTCTCCGATACCTCGTAGCGTGCTTACGTGGTGTCATGCCCTGGTCGGTGGTGCAACACTGGCCGGGGCGCTTTTTGTTGTCCCTTTCGCTGGAATATGGTAGAATGTGGACGAAAGGGGTGTCTTTATGGGTTATCTTTGTCCGTACTGTAATCACACTTGTTTTGACAATGGAGAAATCACAACAACTTACTATCCTTCACACGATAGCGCAGATTTACAAGAAATGAGCGAAAACGATGCTAGAAACAATGCTGTTCAGCTTAATTTTAGTACTTGTCCAAACTGTGGAAAAACCGCCATTAGGATGATTCCGTATTGGAAAAATGAAAAAATGAAATTCAGTTTTTCCTACCCTCCAACTATGGCACTCCAACTCCCTGAATATATTCCAGAGGCAATCCGCTCTGATTATGAAGAAGCTGTGTCCATAGTAGATCTAAGCCCAAAGGCGTCCGCTACATTGGCACGCCGCTGCTTACAGGGAATGATCCACGATTTTTGGAAGATTAAAGAAAAAAACTTAAATGCAGAAATCACAGCACTCAAAGGAAAAGTCTCTCCTTCCCAATGGAAAGCGATAGATGGGCTTCGTAAAATCGGAAACATTGGGGCACATATGGAAAAAGATGTTCAACTGATTATTGATGTTGACCCAGGAGAAGCAAAAAAACTAATCAAGTTGATTGAACTTTTGATTGAAAAATGGTATATTTCCCGATATGATGAAGAACAACTTTTCGATGAAATATCAAAACTGGCCGATGCAAAGGAAACGGAACGTAAGTCAGGAACCAGTTGCCAGCAAGGTACCATCTAAACTCCAATATCGTGTTTGGATTTTGCAAGGATCTTCTTCTGTCCCGATCCCCTCTAAAGACTTTGTAACGATGACCTGGATCACCTTTGCGCTGTCCGTTCCTCTGGGGCGGACAGTTTCATTTTCTTTCAAAAGATTACCTCCTTTCGCTGCTTCATACCGCCCCGTCAGGGGCGGGCTTCTTTTGCCCTGCACTCTGGTAGTCGCATTATTGCTACTACGCATGTGTCGAATGGGAAAACTACTAGAACCGTGACTAAGCGTGTTCGGGTAGGTCGTTGAGGCCGGGCCGGGAGTGTGACAGCACTCCCGGTTTTCTTATGCCCCTTGGTTGTCGGCATTTAATTAGATTACACTTGCGCCGCTTCTGTCTTTTGGTATAATAAATATGGGCGGTGGTGTCGATGAATGAAGAACTGTTTAAATACTATGTCGAACTGGGGCACAGTCTTAACTATGAGCGTGTATACTATATCTCAGCGAGAAGAATAAGTAGTGCCTATTCCGGGTTTTTATTGCTTGCATCTGCTGGCGGAATTGTTACGCTATCTGTTTGGGATGCCGCTCCAGTTTTATGGGCAATAATCGCTGTGCTGGCTCAAGTGTTGCAAGTTCTACAGCCCCTTACCCAAGCGTCCAAGCAACGCGCCGCCTTGAAATACATGATCCAAGACAAAGAAGTTTTATTTGATGAAGTATGCACCTATTGGAATGATGTCGGCGCATACGAGATTCTTCCAGAACAGGAAAGCCAAGTACGAGCTCATATCAAAGAATGGAAACAGCAGGAGCGCTCAATCCGTGATCGCTTTGCTGGTGACATTGACTTCCCTTCCAAAAAGCGGCTTGAAATAGTTGCCAAAGAAAAAAATCGGCGATATTTCTGGTATAACCATGATGTTGACATTGAGGAGGAGCTAGAAAATGAGTAACCCTTTGCCAAAACCATCCGGTCAAAAGCAATCTGGGAGAGTCGTTGTAAATGACCGTGGGATTTCTCAATCTCCTACATACAAAATCAAAACACCACCTCCAAAACCGCCAAAAAAGTAATAGGTCAAGCCGTCACTCCTTGTGGCGGCTTCTTTTTCTTCCAAGCCACTCACAGTATGCGCACAGGGTATCCGGTGATTTCTCAAGCACCATCGCCATAATCAGTCGATGAAGTGCCATGCCAACAGCTATTCCAATAAAAAACATCGCAACGTACACCGATTTTGCCTCCTTTCCGTGACCCGTCTTACCATCATCAATTAGCTTTATTATCCGGTTTATTGGACTTTCTCTGTGGTATCATGCTCGCTAAGAAGATCATCAACAGTGACACCATATAATCGAGCAATCTCAAGAAGTCTTTTGGCGTTTGGCCTAGTTACTCCGGTTTCCCATTGGTATACTGCGGCATCTGATACACCTATATTTTTCATTACTTGACTTACAGAAAGCCCAGCCGAGATACGTGCATCACGGAATCCCATTTTTTCACCTCCGAACACTAAGTTTTACTTGACAATTCGATAGACTTAGCTTAATATAGGAAGTGCCAACAACTTATATTATGCAAAGTCCGTTTTTGCGTGGGCTAGGTTTTTCTTTGCCCTCGCTTCAAAAACTAGTATATACTAAGTTTTTCTGATTGTCAAGAATAAATTAGTATTTGCTAGGCGGCGTTTTTACCAAACTGGAGGAAAGTATTATGGGTAATTCGCCAATTGTCAGCAGAATCAACGGTTTGCTTGCTGAGAAAGGGATTTCAAAGCGAGACTTCTATCGAGATTGTGGAATAACTTCTGCATCCTACTCTTTATGGAATACTGGAAAAACAACTCCAAGAATGAAGAACTTAGAAGTCATAGCCAATTATCTTGAAACAACAACGGATTATTTATTAACCGGACTTGGTGAAAAAGAAAAAGCGCCCACCCAGGAGGGTGAGCGCGAGATTGAGAATCCTGATATTCGTATGATTGCCCGTGCTGGGCAAAAAATGACACCGGATCAGGCGAAGAACTTACGGAAATACGCTGAATTTATGTTCCCGGAGGCTTTCAAGGATGACGACACCTGAACGACGCCAGGTTCTGTATAGTAAAATGTTCCATTTTATGAAGTACCACAAGGTGAGAACGGTTCCCGTACAGCTTGGTGAGGTCTGTACCAGTGCAGGTATTGAGCTTGTGTCTTTATCTGAAATTGTCCGCGGGACCGGCTTGCCAGAGAACGCCGTATTTTCAATTTGGGGCAACACAGACGGGGCTGTAAACTGCTATCAAAACCGATACCGCATCGCCTATAACGATAATCAGCCAAGCGGTCGTATCCGTTTTACCATAAGCGAGGAAATTGCCCATATTGTGTACGGTCATGTAAACGACCCAGCCTTTAGTCTTTTCCGTCAGGGCTATTCAAACGAGAAATATGCCCAATATGATGAAGAGGCTCGTCTGGGGGCTGGCTTCCTAGTGTGTCCGCCCAAGTTCTTCTACTCTTATGACAAGTTCTTAAAGCCAGAACACCTTACGCGACTTTGCGGGATCTCACTCCCCTGCGCAGAGGCCCGGCACAACATATTTACCAGATACAAAGCTGAGATTACATCGAATATAGCATATCAATTTTCTGTAATCCCGCAATCATCCCTAAATGTTAGAAACGTAGTAGGATTTTAGGAGGCACTTTCTATGTTGGACGAAAAAGATTTGCAGGCAATCGCACAGTTGATGGAGAAGCAAAAACAGGACATCATGTCTGAAACGAAGGGCTTGTTGGAACAGCAGAAACAGGACATCATGCACGATGTAAAGGTTTTATTGGACACGGAGGTCACAACCCGATTTAACCTTTTGGCCGAGGGACAGCAGGCCATTATGGACGCCATCACGCCAAAAAGTGAAATCGAGGAACTGCGAAACGAAGTATCCGTGCTTAAGCTGGCGATCCGCACCATGAATCAGGAAATCGCCGAACTCAAAAAAGCGCAATAAAATACCGCCTCCTCGGAAGGTGCTGGTATACTAAACAGCTAACTGAATAAGCAAATGTACGGCCGCGGGAAAATGCATTTTTCTTTTTTAATTATCGCGATATTATCCATAATCTCACCAAACAGAAAATAAATATGATAAAATTAGATTTTATTCCGGCAGGGGGGACTATATATGGAAGAAGAACCTACAGTCGTTATTCCAAAATCACCTTTTGCAAAATATAGTGGCTCGCTTAGTCTTGGAGATAAGCCAGTCGACTGTTATGTTCTAGATGACAAGAGCAGAGTAATTAGCATGAGGGCAACTGTAAAAGCAATTGCAAATGATGATAATGGCGACCTATCTAAATATGTTGGTGTCAAATCGTTACAACCTTATATTGATGCTGCTGGAATATCAAATAAATTTGTTGAGTTTACTATACCGGGAAACCCAAACAAGGCAAAGGGAATTACAGCAGAAACCTTTCTTGATATCTGTTCTGCATATGTATCCGCGCTTACGTCTGGAGCGCCCTTGACCGAAAAGCAAAAAGGTATAGCTGTTAACTGTTCAATCCTGCTATCTGCGTGTGCGAAAACAGGACTTATTGCTCTGATTGACGAGGCAACGGGATATCAATATGTTCGTGAGGAAAATGCTTTACAAATCAAAATTAGGGCATTTATTTCTGATGAATTGCGAGCATGGGAAAAAACATTTCCAGATGAACTATGGGAGCAATTTGGCAGATTAACCGGTTGGAGTGGGTCTCTACAGCAACGGCCAAAATATTGGGGAAAACTGGTGTTAGAACTGATTTATGACGCTCTTGATCCTGATGTTGCTACCTATTTAAAGCAAAACAAACCGGCTCCACGTCACGGAAGAAATTATCACCAATGGTTTACAGAAGAATATGGCGTAAATCAATTAGTTACACATATAAATCAAATAACAGGAATTGCCAAGACCTGTTCAACAATGGACGAGCTTCGACATAAAGTCGCACTTTATTATAAGAAGGATCAAATTCAACTGGCGATTGGAGACAATCTTTCACCGCAATAAAAATACCGCCCCCGGTGCTACCAACACCAGGGACGGCTCACATAGGGGTGATAAGGTTTGGCCGCCATTATCACCCCTTTATTTTACCAGAATAGGGGGAAAAGTCAATGAGAAGAGCGAACGGAACTGGAAGTATTGTAAATCTTGGGCCAAACCGCAGAAACCGATACGCCGTCAGAGTTTCATATCTGGAGCGACCCGGACTGTGGAAACAAAAGTACTTATCCTACCACAGAACTGCCAAAGAAGCACAGGAGGCCCTCGACAAATATTTGGCATCTAATATCCCGGCAAAGTCACTCGCCGTTACCTGGGGAGACGTATACAATCAGTGGTCTGCCAAAAAGTATGCAAAGGCAGGAGCCGCCTCTATCGCCAGCTATAAGGCTTCTTGGGCGCGCCTCTGTGTGCTAGAAAAAAAGGATATGTGCAAGGTTACGATTGACGACCTACAATCTATTATTGACCAAGACGAGGCAAACGGATTATCGAAATCTAGTATTAGCAATGACAAAATGCTTATGAAGGCACTTTTTAAGCACGCAACAGAGCGCGATATCGTGTATAAAGACTATTCCGCTTTTGTGGAACTTCCAGGAGTTGAAGCAAAGCACGAAAAGGGTGCTTTTGATGATATCACAATGCGTAAATTGGAGAACCTGGCGTCCTCTGGATTCCCTTGGGCTGATACCGTACTAATGCTATGTTATACTGGATTCCGAGTATCTGAGTTTTTGGGGCTCACCAGATTTTCCTATCATCCAGATGGGAGCTATTTGCAGGGCGGCCTAAAAACACAGGCCGGGAAAAATCGGATTGTCCCGGTGCATCCTAAAATCATGCCATATCTGACCAAGTGGCTGTCCAGGGGCGGTAAAACTATTATCTGTGATGATGACGGGAATGCAATACCCGCATACAAATACCGACCGCTATTCTCTAAGGTTATGGAAGAATTAGGAGTGCCTGCTGCTACCCCTCATTGGTGCAGACATACCGCCGCGTCTCGGATGAGGATGGCCGGGGTGGACGAAGTCGCTATAAAGCGTATCTTAGGGCATTCCGATGGAGATGTTACCGAGCACTATACGCACGTAGATGTTTCGTTTTTGGCTAAAGAGATCCAGAAGATTTCCTAA